TACCTGTCAGCGTTATGCCAGTGCCAGCGGTGTAAGTAGTGCCAGCACCTGTAATTGTGAAGTTAGGGTATGTACCTGTAATTGTGGTAGTACCTGCACCTGTTAGTGCGACAGTTTGGTCAGCTTGTGCAGCAGTAGCATAGTCAGTAGATGCTGTAGTCGCTGCTGTACCTAAACCTAAGTTAGTTCTTGCGGTAGCTACGTTAGGTAGGTCAGACAGGTTACTCGTTGCTACTAATGCACCAGATAATGAAGCGTAGGCATTTACCCATGAACTTCCTTCGTAAACCTTCATGTCATCAGTTGTAGTGTTAAAGTATAGCATCCCAGCAGCTAGAGCATCACCATCGTTATCCACCGTAGGGTCACTAGCTTTAGGGCCAAGATACCTATCATCAAATGAATCAAAGGCTGCCAGTGCTGCATCTCTTGCAGCTTCTGCGGCAGTCTGTGCAGTACCTGCTGAGGTTGCACTGTTGGCTGAGTTAGTAGCAGACGTAGCTGCATTAGTTTCTGACGTAGCTGCATTCGTTGCAGAAGTAGATGCTTCACCAGCTTTAGTGGTAGCAGTTGTTGCGCTGCCTGACGCACTAGTGGCGCTAGAGGCTGCGTTAGTTTCTGAGGTGGCTGCTGCTGTAGCAGAGTTACCTGCATTGGTTTCAGAGGTTGCAGCTGCTGTTGCACTAGACGCTGCGTTAGTAGCCTGTGTAGACGCTGTAGTGGCGCTAGAGGCGGCATTGGTGGCACTAGTTGCTGCATTAGTTTCAGAGGTTGCTGCGTTAGTGGCGCTGCTTGCTGCGTTAGTTTCTGAGGTGGCTGCATTGGTGGCGCTGGTAGAAGCCTCTGATGCTTTAGTAGTAGCTGTTCCCGCATCTGTTGAAGCAGACGTAGCACTTCCAGCTGCTGCTGTAGCAGAGTTACCTGCATTAGTTTCAGAGGTTGCTGCGTTAGTAGCAGACGTAGCTGCATTAGTGGCGCTAGTCCCAGCATTAGTTTCTGAAGTAGAAGCAGCAGTAGCCTGATTACCTGCTGACACCTCTGAAGCTGCTGCCGCAGTAGCACTAGCCGCTGCTGCATTCTTAGATACTAGAGCTGCCGCTGCTGCGTCTTCAGCACTGCTTACATAAGCACCGGAGGTATCATCATACTCTTTATAAAAGCCTGTCATAGTTTATCTCGTAGGTATAATGCTAATAGTTGAACCAGACCAGTCTGCATCCTCTGCCATCTTAATAAGGTCTGTAGCAGTGGCTTTAAACTTAGCTTCGTACTGAAGGGCTTCCTCTGTGTTCTTGGTATACAGTGATAGTTCTGATAATGCACCATATAGAAGTAAGTCAGTTCCGTATTCTACAAACCAATTACCATCAGTATCATTAACTAGATCATCAGCTACATAGTAGTAGTAAAGATCAGCAGAGCTAACATCAGAGGAAGGGCCAATAATAAACTTACTCTGCTTACGAGCAAAGTACTTAGGGATACCTTGATTGTTTTGCTGCTTAGTTACAAAGGCAAGGTCTTTACGCTCAAGCTCTATGGACTTACCATTAACCACAACAGTGAGAGACTTAACCTCAAGGTAGTCTGAAGGAAGTAGCAGCGTATTGTTAGTTACTGTAATTGTAGAAAAGCCCTCCAAGATAGGAAGGCGTAGGATTCTGTTTGCTCTGTCTTGAGCTATATTGATAAACGAATCAATAACTGAATTTGATATATCTGTTCGGTTACTCCAATCCTTAACTAGAGTTCGGAGTTCGCCTAAGTTGTTTACTGCCATTATATTCGCCCATTATCTGTACGTAGTTTCAAATAATCTTTATCTCTAAGACGAGCAAACATCTTTTGTTTTAATGAAGGATCGTTGAAGAGTTGCTGCATAGAACAGTTCCATTCTTTACACCAAGCGTTAATTAGATTAAGGGGGATAGTAGCAACCTTACGTCCAAAGGTATCTTTGTTAGTTCGGTTTAGATTGTTGTCAGCTTCTATCTTATTGTTAGCAAAGATCGCGCTGTAATCTTGAGTAGTTCCGATGCTAAGAGTGTCATCGCTGTTTTGAATAATATGAGTATGAACGTCAGACATGGTTACTCCTAGGATAATAGAAAGCTGGGATGCCCGTTAAGACACCCCAGCCTGTGTAGCTCTTACTGCTTAGCTTACGTTAAGATCACGAATTGCACCAGAGGCGGCTTCGTTCTTAGAAGTCAACGTGTACTCAACAAGCAACTGCTTAGACTCGAAGTCACCAGTCTTGGCAATATCGTTAGTCTGGAAGTCACGGTAAGTATCAACAGAAAACATATCTGGCTGGAGAACCAGAACAGTTTCGTTGAGCATAAAGCGGTTAGGTACAACTGCCAGCTCACCGTAGTCAGATACATAAACGTCTACTGCGTTAACAATAGTCTTGTCACCAACATCTTTGTAACGAGTTGCGTTACCAGTGAAAGCAGTGATCTTGCTTTTCTGGAATGCGTTACACATGATGATTGAAGGAGTTCCACCCTGTACCCAGCAGTCTTCAACAACGCTAGTTAGCAAAGCTTCGGTGAAGTCACGATCAGTACCAGCAGCACCGATGTCAGTACCGTTACCATCAGGAGCGTCACCACCGGAGCCAAAGCTACAGTTAGTACCCAACCAAGAAGTAACAGAAGCCAACTCACGAGCAGTACCAGCAGCAGCGCCAGCAACCTGTGCTTTGTCAGTACCGACTAGAGTCTTTTCCATGTCACGCTTGAGTTCCATTCCCTTCTTAGCCAGCTGGTAAGCCATCTGAGAAGCACGACCTGCGTCATCAGCTGCTTCGTTAGAACCAGATACGCTTACAGTCTTAGAAGCGATCTGAGTGTAGTTACCCACACGTACAGAAGCAACAGACTCAGCGGCTGGAGCGGCAGCGCCTTCAGCAACTTTGTTGTCAGCAGCGGCAGTTAGGTCATCAGTCTGCCACTCGTGATAAGTACCAGAAGCTGTGCCTTTACCTACGTTAGACATAAAGGGCGTGTCAGTAGGTGCGATGTTGTAAATAATATCTGCGAGGTCTTCGCGGATTCCCTTGGTTCCGTAAGTTTCAAATACTGGATTAGCCATTGTAATAGTCCTTTAATATAATAAGATTAAGAAGTTAGTGAGAGAAGAGCCGCAGCTGCATCTTCCACTTTACCAGAGCGTTTTAGCTTTTGCCGTTGTTCCTTAACTGCGCGAGCCTTTCGTGTTTGTGCAGTTGCTGGAGCAGATGCCTTTACTTTCTTCTTAATAATAGGCTGACGCTTTTTCTTAACGGTAGCCTTCTTACTAACAAGTTCATCGTAAAGACGAGCCTTATTCAGCATTGCAATATCACGGGCGGTACTGATAGTGTTTAAGGCAGCATCGTCGTAACCTTGCTCCTTAGCATAATCAATAACACTTTTCTGGAAGTCTGAAGATAACCACTCAGGTACTAGCTGATTTAGTTTCTCCTGTTCCATAGCTACAATCTTCTTCTGCTGTTCCTGTCGCTGTAGTTCAGATTGTTGTTGTGCTGCTTGGAAGTTCTGAATGGTCTGACGTAAGTTGTCTTCAACATCCTGAACACGCAGCTGCTGGCGTACATATTCAACTGGATCAGCTTCTTTGTCGATTGAAGCGAGCAGTTCTTTAGACTTATTAACCTCTGCCATTTGTTGTGCGGCAGCTAGTTCCATAAGTTGCAGATACTGTTGTCTCTCAGCTGTCAAGTTTGTCTTAATAGTATCTAACTCTTGAGACTCTGCTTGTAGCTTCTGGACTCGCTTAGTGTAATTCTTCTCTAGCTGATAACCCTTCTTTAGCTCTTCGAGGTTAACTTCGTACTCTTCACCATCCACCTTAACAGCGTACAGATCATCTTCTGAAGTCTCCTCTTGAACCTCAGCTTGGTCATCCTCTTCTTCGGAATCCCCCACTTCAGCGTCACCGTCGTCTTCTTCCGTTTCGACTTCGGTTTCTTCCTCTGCTTCAAGTTCGACTTCAGTGTCGTCCTCTTCAGCAGTGACCTCTTGAGTTTCCTCTTCGAGGGTTTCTTGCTCTAGCACTTCTTGATCTGCTTGCTCCGTAGAGGGCGTTAAAAGACGGGCTACTGCGTTATCAATACTGTTTTCATTTAGGGCATCCACTAGGGGTAGCCTCCTATTAAGTTATCTAATATTAATCTATGTATATATTATAGCACACTTTATGCCAAAAGTAAAGAACTATTTCAACTTTTGTGCAAATTCGTAGTTAGATACATAGCCTTCTAGGACTTCTTCAAACATCCCTATTGACTTTTGCAAGTACCATAGCTTGTCACGCTCGTCAATATCATCCGACACTGCCCACGCTTCGGCTATGTTTTCCTTAATATCAGAGACAACCTGTCCTAATAGGTCACCTCTCAATAGCATCTTAGCTGCGTTTGCTTTCTCTTCTTCGTTCAAATCACTCTCCACTCATTCTCAATTTACTATCGCCAATACCCACTGGGCGCTTCTGTTGAGCTTCGAGTCCTAGTTCCGCAGCTTCTTTCTTCTTCATCCATTCAAACTTCTCACGCTCAAACTTCATACCCTCTCGCTTGAGCTGTAATTCTGTTTGCTTCATCTGAGCCTCTGCCTGTTGTGCTTGAGCCTGAGCTTGCTTCAACTGAGCATCAGCAGCGTCCTTCTGTGCTTCGCCCTGAGCTGCTACCATATCAGCAGATGGCTGTGGCTGTGGCGGTTTAATCTCGTTAGGATCACCAATGAACTGACCAGCGTTACGATAACCTGCATTCTTAATAAACTCAGTGGCTAGAGTATGTACATGGTCTGCCTGAATCAAGTATCCAAACTGAGTAGCACCTATGCTCTTCAGCATTACAGATATGTTGTTCAAGTGCATCAACTGCTGGTCTTTGTTCTGGTTACCTAAACCTACAGTGACTGTCATGTCATAGCGGTCTTTCCAATCATAAGGGGCAACAGGTACAAAGCGACCACGTAGCTTGACAATATCTACTTCAGAGTTATTGGTACGGCTCAATCGGTAAAGCTGGAGGAATAGTTCCTTAACGCCAGTCTCTGCAAAGATACGAGCAATAAGCTGAATCTTTTCTTGAGATGCAGTCATCACTTGGTTAACAGCAGTGGCTGCGGTGTTAGATGTTAAGGCTGCTGCATCTAGTCCTTGGTTCATACGGGACACGCCAGCACGATCCTCTCGTTCCTTTTCTAGCTCGTTTAGGAAGGGGAAGGTGGCCTGACCTAGCTGTGGGACTGGAAGCTGTCTAACGGCTCCCTGTACCTTCTCACGGACAATACCACCAATGCGGTTGTCGATTAGGTCTTGTAGATTAACTTGGTTCTCAACAGCAGCGTAGCGCCCTGCATTCGATAGGGCTAGATTGTCGAGAGTATGTCTCCACATCTTGCTGCGGATTTCCTGAATGTCCTTAACCAAGTCAGCAATACTAACGCCAGTGAACTTATGCGGCATCATAATAGGAGAAAGGTTGATGACAGGGATACTGCCTACTTCTTCTTTGTCAAGTACTATGTTACCAACCATATGCACTTGATACAGCTTCATCTCTTCTGAGTCTTCGTCAAATACCTTAACCCATGCCTTGACATACTCAACTACAGTGCTGTTGCCAAAGTCAGCTGTCTCGTCTACATCACCAAAGCGAGAGTCTTCTACTTGGTTCTTGATTAAACTTGATCCGTGTCCTTCAGAGATATCGTCACGGTTAAATCCTGCATCGATGAGCGATCCAATACTAACGTCCTGCACCCGTGCAACAAAGTCTGCATCCTTGATACTCTTGCTTCGCGCTTTAATCCTAAACTCAGAGGATGGGATGTTGTCAACGACTGGGCGACCCCGATAGTTAGTACGACGAACAGTAACGTCATAGAGATTGGGGTCTTCTTCGTTAATTTCCTTATTGACAATTTCTAGGTTCTCTTCTTCTTCAAGGGCTTGTAGTTCGATGGATTCAATAGCAACAAAGTTCTCAATATCACATAGCTCGTCTTGTGACCAGCTAACCTCTACCAATCCATTCTTCATTAGCAGGGCATCTTTGAACCATGTATATAGTACGTTAAACCCATCACATCGCTTATCAAATACATAGTTCAGGTAATCTGTGGCTTGCTGTGCAGCTGCTTCATCCTCTGCACCTGTAGGTTCAAACTCTACAAAGCTATCACCTGATGCGAATACTTTCATCAGCGAGGGCATAATACCTTCTACTGTTTTCAGAGTATCACGAGTAACGACAGAGGAGAAGCCTTCTTCCTCATCGCCAAAGGGCTGACCGTAGTAATAGTCAAGAGCCTCTGACTGCTGATCTGCTAGGTCACCATTAGACCAAGAGTCAGCAGCGTTAAGTTCTCTGCCTATTACTTCAGATAATTGTTCATTTGTGATAGTGCTAGACATCTATACGTTACTCCAGTTTTTGATTGGTAGTGACTTCTCACCGTAGTCATGCCAAGAGCTTGAGCGCCCTGCCACTGCATATTGAGCGCCCATAACAGCATATCGTGTAGCTGACATGATATCATCTTTGATCGGGACAATCTTTCCGTCCTTACGATGGTACGTCCTAAATTCTTGAAACCATTCATGTAGATGAGAGAAGACCTTAAACCTACCTGTCTCCATTCTCTGTAGCATCTCCATGATGGATGGTTCTATAAAGTTGTTACCCTTGCCTGTATCACCAGACGCTTTAGGATTACGCGCCCAGTCATGCAACATATTAACACCTTGATCTCTATACTGAGATGCAAGACTCACTCCGCTGCCCTTATCGCTCTGTAAGCCATCTTTAGGCCAAGCCACTGGTATCCATGTAGGGCGTTGCTTAATGGCCGCAGAATGCATTATAGCAGTCTCCTGACGGCTTGAGTAGGTGTCGTATATATAATACGTATCACTCTCATCATCTATAGCAATCCAAGCTACAGCAGTGGGGTGGTCATATCCAAAGTCAAGACCCGCTATTCTCTTCCAGTGGTCAGGTATCTCAAAGGAGTCTATAATTA